GAAGATGTTCAACGACTACGCCCGCCGCAACGGCTTCCTGACTGACCGAATCACAGCCTTGCTGGAGCGCTTCTGGACCCTGGGCATTATCGATCCGCCGACAAATGGAGAGGTCACCATTTCATGGACTGACCTGCTTGCACCTGGCGAAAAAGAGAAAATCGAGAACGCTTCGAAACTGGCCGATATCGTGCAGAAAACGTCGGGCTTCTATGGTGGCGAGCCGCCATTCACGGCCAACGAACTTCGCGAGATTGTAGGCCTTGACCCTCTGCCTGAGCCAAAGCAGCCACCTAACCCGAATGACAAGGTGACAACCGATGATCCACTGGCCGATGACGCCGGAGCAGACGGCAAAGGTGGGGCTGCCGATAGTTCCGCGCAGCAAGGTTGACCCGACTCGATCAGCGAAGCAGGTCAGCGTGATGTTCCGGGATATCGAGGTCCGGTATCTCGGTATCAAGCGCGCTCTGAAATCGCTCTTCGACCAGCGCCTGACCGGGAGAGAGCGAGAGGTTAACAGCCACAACTGGCACTTCCTGTGCCACGTTAACGGCGCCGAGCCAACGCTCTACCAGGTCAACGCCGGCAAGTTTATCTACGACATGTCAGCACAGGAGATGGCCGACCTGCTCGAAGCGGTGCAGGCCATTCTCGACGATTACCTGCTGGAAGGCGGAGAACAAAACCTGTGGGCGATGGATTACGTCGTCGCAGAAGCTCAGCGCGGAACGCTGGAGGCATACAACAACCTCTCGCAGCAGTCGCAGGTGTACGCCAGCCAGACAACTCTCTCACAGCTTCTGAGTAGCCCCGCTTATCAAAATCAGATAGCGGCGGCCAGGCTGACAACGTTCAGTGACTGGAAGGTCATCAGTGATACCGCGCGCGGCGACCTGACCAACATCATCACCGATGCGGTGGCGCGCGGAGTTAACCCACGGGAAACGTCTGGCGTCATCAGCAAGCGCCTCGATGTTTCGATGTCGAAGGCCAAGACCATCGCTCAGACTGAGCAGGTCGGCGCACTGCGGCAGGCGCAATGGAACGAAACGGACTGGGCAGCGGATCGGCTTGGCCTGAATACTGGCCTGCTGTGGCTATCTGCGCTCAAACCGACCACGCGCAGCTGGCATGCCAGCCGTCACGGAAAGGTCTACACCACCGAGCAGGTGCGAGACTTCTACGCCGAGAACGGAAACCGGTACAACTGCTATTGCAGCCAGATTCCGGTGTTGCTCAATGACGACGGTAGCATTTTCAATCAGGGGTTGGCTGAGAAGCTGGAGAAAGAACGTAAAAGTTGGTTAGAGACGACACCATAGAATGATGATAGATTTGAATCTCATTAAAATTGGAGGTTCAGATGTCCAGATATGATGAGCTTCGGAGTGCGGCATTAAGGAAAAGTCAGAAAGAAGACTTGTACTGGAGTGGTTTGTATAAGGTCTATAATAAATTCAATAAGGATTTCTCAGAATTCCTTGGCGTCAACAACGAAATAATTAAAGATTCATCAAATGAACGAATTCCAGTGCTAACAATTGGCGTTTATGATGAGGAAAAGCAATGCGTTGATGATGCCTTTGACAGCCAGTTGCCGAAGGATAATAATTTTTTATGCTTCTACTGCTGCCTGAGAATAGGTGGGGTGGGTGCAAGTGACGGCACATCAAATATATTATTTGATATAAACGTCTGCAGAGACGGAGATGAATATGATTTTGTATCCAATGCATTAACAAATACAATCAAATGCTATGAAGTTGACGGTAATGTAGATATGACTCGTTTCTTTGAAGCCATATACAACAAAATCATTACAGATTTAAACACACGGTAGTGTTTTATATACATGAATAGGTCGCCACGGCGGCCTTTTTTATTGCCTGAAATCCACTAACGAGGACCCAGCATGAAACGCAACCGCGTTAACGTGCTGACCGTCGTCAACTCCGCTTCAAACATCACTACTGAAACCATCGACGGCAAGCCACATATCGTGGTTCGCGGCATCACGCCTGTCGTGGACGATATCGTGATGAACCGGAAGTTGTACCCGGCAGCAGAAATCGAAAAGGCCTACAACACGCTTGAGCGTAACCCGATGCCGCTGGGCCACCCGAAGGTTGACGGCAAGCATGTGTCTGCTCGCGATGTCCGGGCGGTGAATGAATATCACGTAGGCGCATGGCTGCAGAACGTCAGCCATGAAGGTGGGAAGGTGACGGGTGATATGTACGTTAACCGCCAGTACGCCGAGTCAAGCGAGAAGGGCAAGCGCCTGATTAACCGCCTTGATGAGATGATTGCCGGTACCAACTCAGAACCCATCCATATCTCCACAGGACTGTTGTATTCCGGCATTGCTGCTAATGGCGAGTCGAAGGGCAAGAAGTACAACGAGATCGCCACCAACATGATGTTTGACCATGTGGCGGTGCTGCTCGACGAACCCGGCGCCGGAACGCCTGCAGAAGGCGTCGGCATCTTCGTGAACTCAGAAGGTAATGAGCAGCAGATCGAAGTTGCTCGCCTTGCTGATGGTATCGACTGCACCCGTGAAGGTCTGCTCAACAAGACCAAATTCTTTTTCACCAATGCCTCCAACTTCTCTTTTGACGACATTTCACGCGCTATCAGCGACAAGCTTCGCGAGGGTGACACAGAAGATAAGTGGCTATGGCCAGAAACGGTGTGGCCAGACAGCTTCATCTACCGCGATGACACCAGATACCTAAAGCAGAAGTACCTCATCGATGATGACGGCAAAGCCGTGTTCGTCGGCGAACCTGTAGAAGTCGTGCGCAAACCCATTGAGTACGAGATTAAAACCAACGGAGAGAACGATCCGATGAAAGAACTGATTATCAATGCGCTCCAAGCCGCTGGTAAGCCGACTGAAGGCAAGTCCGATGCCGAACTGATGGACGCTTACAACCAGCTGGCGGCAGAGAAAGCAGCAGCCAAGAAAGAAGGTGGCGATGAAATTGATCCCGCTACCGGCAAACCTAAGAAAAAAGAGCAGGCCAGCAACAGCGAAGAAGTGCCGGCGTGGTTTAAGCCATTTGCTGATGATTTGGCAGCCGTTAAGTCAGGCCTGGCAGTGAATTCTGACAAAGAGAAAGGCGAAAAACGCGCTGCCGTAAAAGCGAAATTCGGGCTGGATGACCTCGCAGTGAACGCTCTCGACGGCGCTGCCCTTGATGGCCTGTTTGCTCAGTGTCAGACATCTACCGGCCTGAATGGTGCATTCCGCCCGGTCAACAACAACGATTCTTTCAGCGAAATGCCGGAGTAAAAAATGGCTAAAGACGGGAAACACGTAATTCACGCGGGCGGTATTTTCCCCAACCCGCAACTTAATCGTGAAGGTTCTGCGGCCGCAGCGTTTCTGCCGGGTACCGTTATTTTCTTCAGTGCAGCTAAGCCGACTCCGTCGGTTGACGGCACCGAAGATGCGATCCTCTACGTCGCTAACTACGACTATCTGCGCTGCAAAACAGTTGACGATGCCTATGCTATCGGCGACTGGGTGGTAAACATCCAGCCAACTCCGGGCGTATTCCTCAACGTTCGCGCTGCCGCCGGCACCTACACCAAAGGTCAGCCGGTTTCTGTGGCCAACGGCCAAATCAAAGCACTGGCAGCAGATGAAACCATCTTTGCCTATGTCGAAGAAGACAAGTCCCTGACCGCTGCAGCAGGCGATCTGGTTCGCGTCGTGTTCAAGTAAGGAGAGACTGAATGTTTGTATTTTCCACCCGACGCGCGACTGAGACGGGCAACCTCGAAGCGAACCAGGCGCAGTTCAATGAGCTGCAACAGGCTCGCAATATGAGTGCTCAGGCCGTTGCTGATTTCGTATCCCGCACCCGCTGGCGTGGTGATGCGGCAAACACTCCGGTGCTGGACGCGACGAACGCTGTCGACGATATCCGCCGCCTGTATCGAGCTTATGATCAGACTGTGCTGGCTGAATTCGAACCGACTACTGAATTCACTCTGCTTAACGACCTGATCCCGTTGTCCCGCTCTGTCCGTCTTGAAGAGTCCGTGTACGAGTATGCTCGCACCGGTGGCCGCGGCTGGGCGCATACCTCCATGTCCGGCCAGATTGGTGCGGCGCTTGATGCGCGCGCGTACACCTTCGACGGTACTATGGTTCCGATCCACGACTCTGGCTTCAAATTCCAGTGGCGTGACCCGATTTTCAACAAAGGCTCCGCTCTGGCTTCTCTGGCCGATGCTCAGCGCGGCTCTGTTGATGATGTTCGTCGTCAGTACGTGGATTACGTCTTCAACGGTTTCCGCGATTCCGCCGGCAACTATATCGCCTTCGATGGCAAGACCTGGAAGGGCGTCAAAGCCGATGAGCGCGTACAGATTGTAGATCTCAGCGCTTCCGGCCTGAACATCGACTTCACCAGTGCCAGCGCAACGGCGGAGCAAATTCGCAACGCGGCTATCGCACTGCGCGACGTGATGAAGCTGACCAACCTGCAGTATGCGCAGCAGACCTGGTATGTTTCCGGTGAGATCACCTCAAACCTGGAGCGCTACTTCAGCGACAATTACCAGTCTGACACCATTCTGCAAGAGTTGCTGAAGCTCTCAGGCATCGCTGCCATCAAAGAAGATGCGCAACTTTCCGGTAACCAGATCCTGATTGTTCCACTGACGGCCGGTGTTATCGCTCCGATTGTCGGTCAGGCTGTCGGTACCGTTGCTGACCCTCGCCAGTTCTATAACAGCGATTACGTCTGGCGCACCTGGGGCGCGATGGGTCTGATGGTTAAGACCGACATCAACAATCGCAAATCCGTTATCTACGCGCACAGCTAAGGGGGATTTATGGCACTGGTAAAAGTGGTTCGAGACAACCTGCTTTCCGGTGCCAATCTCCAGAAACTGGAGGTTGGTGCGCAGGTTTCGGTAAGCGGCGATGTCGCTAAGCGTTGGGTAGCCGCTGGTCTGGTTGAAATCATTAGTGATGACGATCAGATGCTGGAAGTGGCCACTCCGGGTGATGATGCTGCAGAGCAGGCAGAGCAGGCAGAGCAGGCAGAGCAGGCAGAGCAGCAGGAAGAATCTGCCAGCAAATCGAAGAAGGCGAAATAACCATGGCTGACCCAATCACAGCGGCAGACGTGCAGGCGTTCCTCGGTGAGTTGGGTTACGCCATTCCCGCCTCGCTGCTCGATCCAATTCTCTGCGTGGTGAACAAGATTATCCCGTGCCTCGATGGTGCGGGATATGACGACTGCACGGCAAAGCTAATTCTGATGTATGCCGCTGCGCTCATGGCGACGTCTTCTGGTGCCCGGCGAATAAAATCGCAGGGGGCGCCGTCAGGGGCGTCCCGCTCGTTTGATTACGGAGACGATGGCATCACCTGGCTGCGTGACTCTCTGGCGAAACTTGATACCAGTGGCTGCACCAGTGAACTTCCGTTCAGCGCCGGCAACAGTGTGGGCCTGTTTATGGTGGTCGGGGGCTGCTAATGGCGTGGGTTTCAGTTCAGCAACGGCTGCCGCGGACGTTTACCCGGGTGTGGGTGATCACCGATACCGGCCAGCAAACTACGGCGTACGTGAAAAGCAATGGTGAGTGGTACATCAACTGCGACCGCATACGCGCCACAGGCGCCGCTGTGCTGCGATGGAGGGAATAGGGTATGTCAGACAAAGCCTGCGGTGGGAAAATCGACGACGATGCCTGGTATGGTGATGCCGTTGATAGGCCAGAAACACTCCACGCTGGCGCTATTCATTACGATATTGAAATGGATGTGGCGCATCTCATTGCTGAGCAGCGTGAATCTGAGCGGAGGGGTTAGCGTTGAGCTCGATAGCTTCGTGGTCCTACACGGCGACGGCGACAATCTGGCGCAATCTCGGTAACGATGAATACGGTGACTCGCTCGGCTTCTCGCCCCCTGAGTCGATTCTCTGTGATTACGAGGGCGGCTTGTCAAAGCGCATCGGCAGTATTGGCTCTGAAATCGTTGTGAAGAATACCGTTTGGTCTGAGTATGCACTGGCAGCGGCGGGTGATTACCTGCTGATTGGCGTATCGACCCAGGCCGACCCGGTTGTGGCCGGAGCCGACGAGGTGCGGCAGGTTATCCGTTATGCCGATACGTTCGAGCGCCTGGCGGATGATTACGCAATTCTGACGGGAGTCTGAGTATGGGCGTTAAGGTCCGCGGCATCGAACAAGCAAAGCGAAATCTCGACCGTATCATCGGAGATGTTCAGGGCAGGAAGGTAGTCAGGGCTATCAAATCAGCCTTGTTAATCGTCGCGCCAGAGGCCGCAAGGATGACACCTGTAGCCGCCACATCTAACCTGATTAACTCGCAATTTCAGGAAATGATGGTAAATGGCACCCGCATTACCGGGCGAGTGGGGTATTCGGCTAATTACGCGGTATACGTCCATGAAGCTAAAGGAACGCTCAAGGGCAAACCTCGCCCAGCATCACAGGGCGGTGGTAATTACTGGGACCCGGCAGGCGAGCCTCAGTTCCTGAAGAAAGCAGGCGATGAAACGCGTAACGCCGTTGATGCCGTAATCAAAAAGGAGCTAGCCCTGTGAACCCTCCGATGCATAAGCGCGTTCGTAACTTCCTCGTTGATGCCGGCTTAACCACCGGGTACACCGTTCAGTCACTGACATGGACCGATACCGGAAAGCTGGCGGAGCGATTCATCGTATTCCGGCCCAACGGTGGTACGGCAGTAGACCGCGATATGGCTGCTGATTATTACGTCCTGGTCGATGTGATAACTGGTAAATCTGCCGGTGACTATGCCAAATCAGAGGCTGATGTGCAGGCCATCATCGATTATGTGAAGCAGAACCCGATGACGAATCCCTGCCTTGGACAGATATCAAACCTTGGCGGGATACCGTCACCGGTAATGACTGAGGAAGGGCGCATGGTGTGGCGCTTACAGTTCGCCTGTCTCTTCGGCGGGTAACACCAAATCAAATCACACAAGGTCGCCTGGAGCGGCCTTTTTTATTATCTGAAGTGAGGTAAGCAACGATGCAAGGCTGCTCCAATAACGAACAACTTATCGGTCGCGCGAAGACGCTGGAACTGGCTTACGGCTGTTCTGACCAGATGCCGGCAGAAGGCGACTGGAAACTCATGGGTCTGCCGACTTCTGCAACGTGGGATATGAGCCCGGAGGCGCTGACGTCTGATGCAGACAATGGCGGTTTCAGTTCGAATCTGATTGCCAGCCTGGACCCGACATATTCCATTGAGGGAGAAGTGCGCGTTCAGGACCGTACTGATGAATTCGGCATTCAGCAGTTCGTGAAGTATATCGCCGATGAAGTCCGAGCCCGACGCCAGCCTGCGGTATGGATGCGTTTCCATTGGGGTAATTTCTATCACATTGGCTACATGGTCCCGACCGGCGCCAGTGATGGCGGTGGTGTGAAGGAAATCGTGACATACAGCTTTGAGTTCAAACTGGCTGACGGTAACACCTTCCAGATCACCGAAGCAGATGATGGCATTCCGGTAACAGGCGTCACCGTCGCTCCGACTACCAGCACTGTAGCGGCAGGTTCAAGTACCACGTTCACTGTCAATGTAGCTCCGGATGATGCTGACAATAAACTATTTACTGTCACTTCCTCTGTGCCGTCGCGCGCGACCGTAGCCTTCACCGGCAATACCGTAACTGTCTCCGCACCGTCTGGTGCAACAGCCGGCACTGCGGTAATCACCGTTAAGACCGTGGATGGAGAATTTACAGCCACTCACACGGTAACCGTCACCGTGTAAGAAAAACAAAGGGCAGGATTTCTGCCCTTGATTTTGTTTATGGGGGAAAAATGACACCAGTTAAAGAGTTTGGCGAATGCCTGATTACTGCCGGAGACAGGGATTATTTCTTCCGCCCGTCACTGCTGGCTATGTCGCGAATTGGCGAACCTGCTGAAATTGTTCAGACGTTCTACGACCTCTGCAATGACGAAGTGACCCCTCTGTTAAGGCGGGCTGCTGAATCCTACATCCACAATGAGTACGACCGGCTGCCCGATTGCGTGTTGCAGTATATTCAGAGCGGTCTATTGAGCCGCAAGTCGATTATGGCTGCCCATACGGTATTGACCGCCTGCTGTGCTGACGATATCGGCGAGTTGATAGGATGGATGAAGCCGGGTAAAGGCAGAAAGCGCAGTTTCGTATGGCGCCAGGGAAGCATGCCGCCGCACAACATGGTTATAGTCGCCCAAAGCCTGATGATGCACGGCATCATAGGTAAAGCGAAAGTTAGAAAGCTCCAGCGGCACGAATCCAGCGATACCACATCTGAATTCCGGGCATCAGATTACATCATCGCAGCACGTAACCACTTCGGTATCAGCAAGGAAGAGGCCGGCCAACTGACGATGACCGAGTTTCAGCTAATGCTCATCGCTAAATACCCTGAGCAGAAAGGGTATACCCGCGAAGAGTACGATCACGCAGCTGATGACTACTTCGCACGGCGCAAGCGCCGGCAGGCTAAAGCCAACCAATAAACCAGCCTCGGCATAGTCCTGGGCTTTTTTATACCCGCAACAAACCTCCCGCGCGTCGCAGCGCATACAAAACCCGAGTCTTTCAGAAAGCTGAGCCTGAGGAACGCCGTATAGGTGCGGACCTTCTCGGGGCGGCGTTTCTGTGCGAACAGGCTCATCTTTCTAAAGGAAATACCGCTATGTCATACCCAACAGTAATTAACGGACTTGATTTTCGTGATCTGATTTTTGTGGCCGATAACGACCCGGTAACTGACTCGTTTATGGTGGCGAAGGCATTTGGGAAACGTCCTGACAACGTTATTCGTGATATCGAAAAGACTATTAAGGCATGCCCGGAAGAGTTCGATACAAAACTCAATTTTGAGGTTTGCTATAAAAACAATGAGTTGCAGAACGGTAAGCCGCAGAAGTTCTATCGGCTCCGCAAAGATGGGTTGATGCTTCTGGTTATGTCCTATACCAAGAAAGAGGCGATGCGTATCAAGATCGCCTACATCAACGCCTTCAACTGGATGTACGCGATGCTTCAGGTTGGGCGGCGCCAGTTTGAAGAGGAGCGTAACGCCGTAATGCTGGAATTCCTGAAAGAGAAGGATGTTGCCAGTATGTCTGGTCGCCTGCTGCGTCGGTGGGGTAAAGAGAAGAAGCCGCAGTTACTTTCACGCATTGAGCAACTGGACAAGCAAGGTCAGTTGGCATTGCCCGGCTTTCCTGGCGCGATTACCGAAGCATGAAACCCACAAATTCGTGGGTTTTGGATAGCCCACTAAGGTGGGCTTCGTACATGCTGTCAGGCTGATATCAAGCTGATATTGCTAACCTGTAGACACTGACTGTATACTCACTTGACACAGGTAAGCACTTGTAGCCCATTCAACTATCGGAGGAAGCATGAAAGCAACAGTACGCCGCTACTTACGCGCTGCCGGAAGCATTCTTGATATCGCTCCGTCAGCCAGATACACAAGGAACGTCAAAAAAACCACCGATATGCAGGAAATCGAAAAAGATTTCTATCGCATAGGTGGTGATTTCAGGCGTTCACTTGCAATAGCAAATGCCGCAAAGCAAGAGCCAACAAGCTAGCCATCAGTCAGCCGTAACCAAGGCTGAGAGCATAAATAAGCAGCTCACCTCTAATCCCGAGGTGCTGGATGCTTTTCTTCGCAGTGAAAGTTTTCAGACAATAATAACCCAACAGACAATGCATGCTGGGCCGCTACCTTCACCTAAAACACTCGAAGAGTATGATGCTGTTTTGCATGGTGGCGCAGAGAGAATCTTTGCAATGGCAGAAAAGGAACAGGCAGCCAGGCACAAGTACAACCAGGATGCACTGGACGGCGAAATTAACCTCGATCGCCGCGGTCAATGGATGGGTTTTTCTATCGCCATAATTATTCTTGTCATGGCTGCCGTGTTTGCATGGAAAGGGAATACTACTTTTGCCGGAACGCTGGTTGCCATAGACCTTATTGGCCTTGTGTCGGTTTTTGTTATCGGAAGACGCCAAGGTAAGAAAGATGAGTAAACCCGCTTCGGCGGGTTTTTGCTTTCTGGTACAACTTCATTGCCCGAGTAGCTTTGATAACCCGGCGGTAGTTGCAGCTTGCACCACAGTTTTAAGCACTTCAGTAGACATTTCGCCGAGAGTCGACTTGGCCTTGGCCTTCTGCTCATCACTCATGTTTGAAAGCGCGATCAGGTCTTCGAGGACGATCACTGCATCCCGGTGAAACTTAATGGTCTGTACGTTCAGGATGGCGCCCAAACCGCCGTCATGGCGAATGAAATCTATGCCTTTGCTGGTGATTTTCGTGAAAGAGTCCATTACAGATGGCAGTCGTCGGCCTATTTCATTGCTAAGTCTTATATCAATGAGTCCGTGACCAGCAAGATAAAGTAAGTTGGCAGTAAAGATATTAATGCCTCCAAATTTTTCTGAAAACTCTTTGGAGAAGCTACTATCGGCAGATTCTGGGTAAATGTCGCAGAGACGTTGGAGTAGCTCTCGCTGGATGGCGCGGTCAAACTTATCCATGTTGATTCCTTGTTTCGGGTTTACCATCCAACCTACCCTGGAAGCTCACCGCCGAACATCCTGATAAACGATCAGGTGGTTTTGTCGTATCGCTTCCCCTCTGCTACGATTGCCGCATCATTTACTGATGGGGATAGGGATATGAGCGAACAAGAACAGTTACAGCGCCTGGGTGAAGAAATCGCCGGGGCATATTTACGGCACCTAAAAGAAACAACCGGCGGCGACACGGTGACTTATGACGGAGTTACCAAGACCGTTGTTTTTGAACATCTGGTCTTCGGGTTGGTTGGTGTGGCTCATACCAATGCGAGAAAGCATCCTGACGATCCTGTTTTGAAGGACCCGCATAAGCATTTATCACAGATGATTAACCTCTTCTCGCGCCCATACACGCTAACCGATTTCGGTCTGCGCGTTATAGAAATGATGAATGAGAAGTCTATTCATAAAGAGCGCGGGGTAGCGATGTGAGGCGGCTAATCATTATCGGGCTACTTTTCTTGTCACACTTTTGTTATGCAAAATCTGATACTCAGATCATTAATGATGCAAAAGAGGCAGTAAGAAAAGAGCTATCTCAGAAGTATAAGCCGGGAGACTGCGAAAGATGGCGATTACTTGAAGCTAGCGGTAAAGCCAGAAGTGGATCTGCTGTCATTATTTGTGACAGTAATTTCAACCCATTGTTAGGACTGGATTTCTCAGAGATAAAGGTTTTCAGGAATGAAAACTCAAACGCTGTCTGTGGTATTGTCTCGGGACATACCGATATAAGTAAAATTGGAGGTCGGTTCGTTTATACAGATGGTGATGCAGGGCATGTTTTCATTAAGAAATCAAAAGAGCCTGCTTTCTTGGCTGATAAGAGCGAAATCGGTCGCAATGCACTGAAGATACTGGATCAACAAGGCTTTGTTGAATAAATCGAACTTTTGCTGAGTTGAAGGATCAGATCACGCATAATCCTGATAATGCAGGCAGTTCCGTGGCAAAGCAGAAGTTCAAAATCACCAACTGGTGCAACTACAACAAGGCCCTGATTAATCGTGGCTCCATCACTTTCTGGCTGGATGATGAGGCGATTCAGGCCTGGTATGCGTCAGCAACGCCCGCATCACGCGGACGACCTCAGCGCTATTCAGACCTTGCTATCACTACCGTTCTGGTGATTAAACGCGTATTCCGGCTGACCCTGCGAGCGGCACAGGGCTTTATTGATTCCATTTTTTCCCTGATGGGTGTCCCACTGCGCTGCCCGGACTACAGCTGCGTCAGCAAACGGGCAAAGTCGGTGAATGTCAGTTTTAAAGCGCCCACCCGGGGTGAAATCGCCCATCTGGTGATTGACTCAACCGGACTGAAGGTCTTTGGTGAAGGCGAATGGAAAGTTAAAAATCACGGCAAAGAGCGCCGCCGTATCTGGCGAAAGCTGCATCTTGCTGTTGATGGTAAAACACATGAAGTCATCTGTGCGGACCTGTCACTGAACAACGTAACGGACTCAGAAGCCTTCCCGGGTCTTATCCGGCAGACTCACAGAAAAATCAGAGCAGCAGCGGCGGACGGAGCTTACGATACGCGTCTGTGTCATGATGAACTGCGGCGTAAGAATATCAGCGCGCTTATCCCTCCCCGAAAAGGAGCGGGCTACTGGCCCGGAGAGTATGCAGACCGCAACCGTGCCGTTGCGAATCAGCGTCTGAGCGGGAGCAATGCCCGGTGGAAGTGGACAACAGATTACAACCGTCGCTCGATAGCGGAAACGGCGATGTACCGGATAAAACAGCTGTTCGGGGGATCACTGACGCTGCGTGATTATGATGGGCAGGTGGCAGAGGCTCTGGCCATGGTTCGAGCGCTGAACAGGATGACAAAGGCAGGAATGCCAGAAAGCGTGCGCATTGCCTGAAAATCTGCCCTGCTACAGGGACACTCGCCCCGAATCTGATTTATTCAACAAAGCCGATCAACAATTAAAAATTAACTCCAGAAATTGTCAGTAACGTAGATTAGGCAACCCACCATCAGGTGGGTTTTTTTACTTTTACTCATCTGAGTAACCCATGCGCCTTCCTAGGATGGCAGCAAGCCTTCTGCTATGTTCCTCTCCCTCACGAAGAATTGCAGCGGTAAAGGGATCTCTTTTCTCAAGCTCAGCAAGAAACGCGGCTTTTTCCTCTGGCGTGGATTTTGAATCCAGGGCCGCCTGAGTTGAATCAAAATCAACTATGTCGCTTTCAGCTATCAGCTTTTCTGTCTCCAGCGCATCCTGAAGGATCTGGACAATCTCAGAGTTCATAGACCTGCCGTTACGCTTGGCCCGATCGGCTATGGCATCGCGCATGCCAACAGGCAACCTTACATTAAACCTGTCCATTTCTTGGCTAGGGAATTTGCTCATAAGTCCTCAAAGTTTCAATTTCGACGACAAACAATAGCACCAACTTGACATTGTTTTAAATGGTGCTAAATTGGTTCTAGTTCCAAATTGGTTTGGTGCTAAAACGGAGGAGAATATGAAAGACCTGTTACATAGCCAGCGCGTGATCGAGCAGTTCTCACTGAGACTGCCGGAAAGAGTCAAGAAAGCAGTTCAGGAAAAAGCAGAAGAAGAGGGGTTGTCATTGAATGCAGCGATCGTTCAGCGGTTGGTTTGGAGCTTAAAAAACGATGAGAAAATGTTCGGCGCCTAAAAACAACGAAACCCCGAAGGCTGCCACCTCCGAGGTCTCTAATTTACCAGTTAACTACGAGAAAACTGACATGACAAGTTTAGCAATTGCAGATCGTACAATCAACGTGCCTTTCTATGGCGATTCTCTTTTTGTAGTTGAGCATAACGGCGAGGCCTACACGCCGATGAAACCGATTGTTGAGGGGATGGGGCTGGACTGGAAATCTCAGCACAAAAAGATTTCTCAGCGCTTTTACAAAGGTATGGTGGAAATCACCATACCCTCAGTTGGTGGTATTCAGTCAATGATTTGCCTCGCCCTGCGCAAGCTGGCAGCCTGGCTGAACAGCATCAGTCCCAACAAAGTCCGTCCTGAAATTCGCGATAACGTCATTCGCTACCAGGAAGAGTGCGACGATGTTCTTTACGAGTACTGGACGAAAGGCGAGGTTAAGAACCCACGTAAGGCTAAAAAGTCACTCCCCGGTAAAATCACTTCAGAGCAACAGGAAGCAATTAAGCAACTGGTAATGACTCGCGGAAAGGCGCTGCCGAAAGAGAATCAGGCCAAAGCGATGATTACCATGTGGTCTTCACTGAAATCTCACTTTGGTTGCAGTTATAAAGAAATCAACGACGACCAGTTTACCGAGGCGCTTTCTATCGCTGCGCGTGTGCCTCTTGAGGGTGAATTCCTTGGCAAGCAGGAAACGCTACCAGCACCTAAGTTTGACGTAAACATTCCGCTTCAATGGTGGATCGATAACAACCCGTTGGTTCGCAGTGGCAACCTCTCATTTGGCAGGGGCTGCACTGCTCCTGCACTGGATGTGACGATGGATATGCTTTGCGGCGATAACTCGACCTCTGCGGCCATTCGCCTGATTAACGTTCTGGAGGAGGCTGGCTTTGACGTATCAGCGCCGAAGGCCGAAATTGTAGCGATGCGCAAACATCTGGGTAATGTCGAGTACGGCATGAAGGCTATCGCAGACGCTTGCCGCCGGGCGGGGAATAAAACCATCTCGTTCCGTGGCGGAAAGGCTGAATACGTAATTGGTTAGGGGCCTACAAAAAATTGTAGGTCAAACGGGTTACAAAAATCTTGTAACCCATGACGCAAACCTCGCTTCGGCGGGGTTTTTTATTGCCCGGGGGATGCATGGCTGAAGGTGAAAAGGTTGGTGGAATTTATATAGAGATTGAAGCGGAAACTGCTAAATTGCTTACTGGTCAGCAGCAGGCAAACAAAGCTTTAGATAGCATCGGTGATCATGCACAAAAAACAGCAGGCCAGTTAAATAAACTTGATACTCAGGTCAGCGCCACCGCTAAGGGCGTATCTTCAGGTTTTAGATCCAGTGTTCAGCAAGCTGGTTACCAACTTCAAGACTTCATTGTTCAGGTGCAGGGCGGGCAGTCAGCGCTTGTTGCTTTTAGTCAGCAAGGGTCGCAGCTAGCTGGGGCATTCGGGCCGGGCGGTGCTATCGTCGGGGCGCTAATCGCGCTTGGAACTGTTGTTGCAGGGACTTTAATTTCCTCTCTTAATGGTGGGAAAAGCGCAATGGATGCGCTTAAAGATGCTGCCGAGAGAATGAATGATGTTATCTCTGTTTCCTCTCAGGGTATCGCTGCACTATCTGACAAATACGCAAACCTTGCCAGGGTCAATGTCACGGCAGCAACACTGCTGAGAAACCAGGCTCTAATTGAATACAATCAGGCAATTTCAAAGATACCCAAAGCGATAGGTGATGCAGCTGACTCTGTTCTCTCATTTGGCGACAAAGCCATATCGGCATTAGGTGGCGGATATGCATCGGTTGAGGGATTTAATGATCGCCTTAAATCGCTGAATATAACTACTGATGATTACAGTTCGGCAATGAAGCAAGCGTATGGCGCCGGAATGAATTTCCGAGCAACGGCTGACACTATTGGCAATACTGTCGGTGCCGTAGCCTCTAAGTTGGGGATATCAGAAGAGGCGGCATTTGGTCTTACTAAGCAACTCGCAGACCTTAGTGACAACCCGTCTCCGCAGGCATTGCAAACACTTGTTTTGAGAATTAATGAAATCATCAACTCCTCAAAAAATGCAAAGCCAGAGTTGATTGAGCTATACAATAAACTCGCAGATTTGTCTACCGGCGCATCAAATGCCGCCGTTAATTTTGAGATACTGAAAAAATCAACAGATAACCTGACCTCTGGGCAAAAAAGTTTAATTCAACAGTCCGAAAGGAACCTAGCGCTATCTAAACTACAAGGTGCCGCAAGGGCAAGATTAGCGGCTCAATTTGCGGCTGAGGACGCGGGATTCTCTAAAGACGATCCGCACACTAAGCGAATGATGGATGATGCCGCTGCAACCTTTACCAATCTGGACTCGCAGAAGAAACTGAAAGCGGAGCAGAAGAAAGGCGAGAGTCAGGCAGAGAGAAATGCAAAAGTTGTTGAAGAGTACAGCCAGAAAGCGAAATTGGCCGCCGATTCGACAAGCGAACTCTCGCGCGAGCAGGCGATACTGGCAGCTAAACAGAAGTTAACGAACGCCACACCACAACAGGTTGCTCAAGTTGAACGTGATGCAGCGGCTGCATGGGATACGGCGAACGCCCTTAAAGCCCAGGCTGCTGCACAAAAACTCCTCCCTGAAACAAGAGAGAACGCCTCTTATCAACAGGATATGAAGGATTTGAAAACTGCGCTCGATGGGAAGAGGATTACCCAGCAGCAGTACAATCAGACCAGCGAACAACTGGAGCAACAACACCAGGCTAATCTGGCTAAGATACGCGCTCAGCAAAATGTAAGCCCCATGCAGGAAGCTCAGGGGCAGATTGACCCGGTGCAGCAGCTGGCCAACCAGCACGCGCAGGAGTTGGCGTTGATTCAGCAGTTTGAGCAGCAAGGAGTTCTCGCCCATGAGAATGCATTAGCGCTGAAAAATGCCGCTGACCGGCAGTATGAGCAGCAGCGGATCGCAGCTCAATGGGAAATCCTCAGCCAGCAGAGCCTCGGTTATAACATGCTGACGAGTGCGGTGGACGCCTTTAGCGGGAATGCCTCCAATGCAATCACCGGCCTGCTAACCGGCACAATGTCAGCACAGGAGGCGATGCGGTCGCTCGGTAACACCATCCTGAACAGCGTGATCAACAGCATTGTCCAGGTTGGCGTCGAAGCGCTGAAAAACTACATTCTCGGTCAGACGCTCGGCGCGGCATCGGTGGCGACCTCAGTCGGACTGG